GGGTCTGGTGATCCCAGGACTCGGAGCCATCATACTCCTGGCGATCGGCCCAGGACCCGTCGGCAAACCAGATGGTACCGAAGAGTTCCTGAGTGCCGAAGCCGGAGTCGTAGTCGAAGTCCATGAGGGGTAGGATCTCCCCGAGGGTGCCGGTGGTGTAGGGGCCCTCATTCCAGCATGCTTGCAGACGGGCGAAAGTCAAGCAGACCACCTCAGGCTTGTTCTCCAGAAAGTTTAGGAGCTCTTGTCGTGCGTTGGTCAAAATGGAGATTCCTCCTTTTCTTGTGTGGGTGGAAAGTAGCCGGAGAGATCTTCAAGCATCCGTCCGGTCTCTGAATTGTAGCACACCTTTCCAGCTGGCCCGGTGCGCCCATTATGTCGATTCTTGAGGACGCGCACCAAGGTGCCGTTCTCTCCGCTCTCAAGGTCCCGCTCAAGGGCGATCACAATGTCGGAGAGCTGGCCTATGGAGCGGCTGCCACGGAGCTGACTGAGGTGAGCCCGTCCACCACTCTCGTGGCCTTTGCCCCCTCCCTGGGCCCCCGTGAGGTGGCTGATCAGGAACATGCCAGAGTTGGTCTCCTCCACGAACTGCCGGAGGCGGGTCATAGTGACATCGATCAGCTTACGCTCGTCACCTTCGTCGTTGCCGCTCACTAATATGCTGAGGTGATCCACGAAGAGCCAGTGACACTCCTCAGCCATGACCATGAAGCGGAGCTCGTTCAGGAGCTCTATCGGGTCGACGGCCCTAAAGCCGGAGTTGAAGACCACCCGACCGGATCCAACGGAATTGTCGAAGGCCCTTCGGAGGTCCTCAGAGGGGATCTCGTTGTTGAGGTGTAGGGGCTTGGAGGCCTCCACGGTCATCAGCCTCAGGGCCGTCCGCTGGAGGGATTCCTCGAGGGCCACATAGCCAATCTTCTCACCCTGTTGGACTAGGGATTGGGCTGTCTCACCGCAGAAAGTGGACTTGCCCACGCCTGTGCCGGCCGTAAGAGTAACGAGCTCACCCCTACGGAGACCGCCGGTAAGCTCATTGAGCTCACTATAAGGCCAAAGAGCATCCCGCCCGCGAAGTGGGGCAGAAACGAGCGCAAAGAGTGATTCTCCGGAAACCACAGCTGCAGGGCGCCAGGGTTTCTTGTTCCAGATGGCTTGACGGACATTCTCAGAGGCAGCAAGGAGGGCTTCGTTGGCGTCCTTGAGGGGCGCAGCTGTGGCAATGAAAGTGCGAGCACCGGGCAACAGGGGGGCGCATTCTTGCGCTGCTGCTTGGCCGGCCTCGTCGTTGTCGAAGAAGAGGATGATCTCCTCGAAGTTGAGAAGGTACTTCAGGTTGGCCTGGATGGCCTTCTTGGCAGCCTTGGCCCCCAGGGGGACTGACACCACCGGCCAGTTGGGCCGGGACTGCCAGACGGCCAGGGCGTCCAGCTCGCCCTCGGTGATCACGATCGACTTGCCCCCTCCGAAGAGGTGCTGGCCGAACAGGGTCCCCGGAAGATCACCTGTGACTGGGTGAGTCTTGTCCTGATACTTGGACTTGTAGGCTACAAGTCGTCCGCTGTCGTCATGGTACGGAAGAATGATACGTTTCTTGGTGGCATCGAGACGGACGCCAAACTTGCGACAAGTCTCTGCAGTAAGGCCTCTTGATCTGAGGGCCGTAATCTCTCCAGGAAGATCGACTGCAGGAGCCTGTGCCGTTTTCCCGACTTCCCCGTTGGGTCCGGTGTGTCGGTTGCAGGTAAAGCAGTGCTCATGCCCGTCGGTGTAAAGGGAGTTTGCATCGGAGCTCCCACAGCTAGGGCACGGGAGGTGCCTGACAAACTCAGAGTCTTGTTCGGAGTGGTTCAAAGGAGCCATTCAGCTAAACGACAGGCAGTCAAAGATCGATAGGCGCATCTTCTTGTTGAAAGGATCCTCCTCGTCAGGTTCAAGGGGTCGCTCCAGGGGATTCTGGAGGACAGCCTTTAGCCAGGAGGCCTCAGAGGCGGACAGAGTCAGTTCAGTTGTGGGATTGTTGATTCGTCTGGATGAGGCCATTAGAGGAGCCATTCAGGGGGGATAGTTTTGTAGTAGCACCACTTAAAGCCATTCTTATCACACCACTCAGAGTGTGTCATCTTGGCCCGAGGGGCAGCCGGTGCTCCTGGGTTTTGAAGGACGAAGCGGATGTCGAGGTCAGGAAATGCCTTCTTGACTGCCAGCATTTTTGGCCGACAATCCTGACCCTTCTGGATGAACTTCCCCTTGACCTCCAGGATTATCCCGCTGGGCAGAATGATGTCTGGGGTGTAAGTGTGGGCGAGGGTGTAAGGCAGCTTGAGGCTTTCGAACTTAGCGCCCGGCTGGACCTCCTCGATCGAGGCCCAGACTGCAGCCTCGAGCTTCGATCGGAAGGTCGGCATAAGCGTCAGAACGGAATGTCGTCGTTGGCTTCAGGTTCGAGCACTGGGCCAGCGCCAAACAGGGAGGCAGCCTCGTCCTTGGTCACAGGCGGAGGTGCCTGGCCCTTGGAGACCACGCTGATGATCTTGCCTGCACGAACTCGTAGGCTAAGGCCTACCTTCTTGCCGAAGACGTAGGGCTTAAGGCGGATGGCCAGCTGAACCGTACTTCCCTCATAGACAGTCGTTGAGAGGTCGAAGGGAAGATTATCCGGCCCGTGGACCCACAGGAAGTCGGGCTTCTTGGAATCCTCAGGACCAGGATCCGGGTTGCCATATGAGTATTTGATGCAGCCATCTTCACCCCAGGGCTGTGCTTCAACACTTACCCGGGATCCGGGGTATTTGCTGATGATCTCAGCGGTTCCGGCCTCGATGGCTTTGGTGTATTCAGCCTCGAATTTATCGAACTCCTCGTCGCTCAGAGTAAACCCAATGCGGCAATTATTGTACTTGCCGGAGGGTTTGAGGGAGATGAAGCCCTCGAGTCTGGTGGTGAGGACGAAGTCGGTATGTTTAAGACTCATTGGAGTGCTGAAGGCGAATGGTGTTGAAAAATGGTTCGAAGAACTCAGTCAGATCGTCGATGGAGTTGGGATCTCCGTCGAGGTCGATGTCAAAGTTCTCGGTAAAGGTTGTGTCCAGGTATTCTGCCGTGGGAGAAACCCCAAAGGATGCCTGGGCTACTGCATTAAGCGGGGTGAAGAACGTAGCAGAAATACTCACGCTTCCACCCCCAGCTTTTCAGCGGTCTGGGATACCTCGGCTTCGATGGTCTCGATGCTTTCACCATCCTGAGCAGCCACCAGGGCGTCAGAAAGGAGGATAGCGTCGAAGACCTGCTCCTTGACTTCCTGGATTGGGACATCAGGGTAGTCATCCACCAGGTGAATCGCGATGATGTGCTCGAGGGCATCAGGATTGATGGTGGTGCCCAGCGCGGTGTTGATGTCGGAGGCCAGAGAGGCAATCTCCTCGAAGGAAGCCATAGTTTGTGGGGGATAGGGGAGCACAGGACCCCCCGAGGGACGTGGTGTGGAAGGATTAACCCTTGAGTTAGCCCTTGAGAATGACCGCAATTAGTATCATGCCCAAAGTAATGCCAGCGGGGATCCAAGTTGGAGCCAGCACCCAGAGCCACGGCCAAGAAATATGACCAGTGAGCTTGAGGCCAACGAACAGAACCGTCAATAGTGTGCTGATGCTGTTCATACGGCCGCCTTCTGACGACCACGGGGACGGCCATTGGAGATGGTGATCACAGGGCGTTCCATGAAGTCACCAGCGTTGAGGGCCTTGACGGTACGCCTGGCAACCTTGACGGCTTCATCCGTCTGGGCCCGCTCGAAGCGGACCTTGTAATTGGTGCCGATGCGCTTGAGACCGTCTCCAGCATTGTTGATGCCATATCGGAAGATGGTAATCACGCCGATGGTGCGAGGTTCGTACAGGTCAACAGGCTTAGGGTCGTGGAAGTCGTAGGTGTCTACCTTGGCTTGGTCACGCTTGTTGAGTGCCATTTGGCTTGTGAAGGGAGGATGAAGAGATGGGATGGAATCCAGTGACCGAAGGGCCTTGGGTGGGGCGGCTGGTCAGCCCCGTGCCTCAGATAGGGGGCAGGTAATCGAAGGGAGGTGGGGAGACCCTAGGGCCCTCCAGTGCTAACAGTCTCCGCTCAAGGTCGTCGTTGGCTTCCTCCAACATTTGCACCTTCGAAGAGAGCACGCCGAGGGCATTGTTTAGCTGCTCGAGAAGGCCGACCATCCGGACGCCTCCTCCGGCGATGCTGTGGAGTTGTTGTGCCAGCTCAGAGAGTCGGGCAGAATCTTGTTTACGGGAGGACATTCTTAGCAGAACAGGTAGGGGGAGTGTCGAATCTCAGCAGGAGCGAGGGTGTTGATCATGACATCAGGGTCCACAGGGACGCCGAGCTGATCGGCCCATCGGCCCAGTTGATCTTCCTCGTACATCGTAGCAAAGATCTCGCGGATGTGGGCCATGGTCCAGGCCACATCGCACGACAGGGTGCTGATGCAGTCGTGGACAAGGGCTATAGGACGCTCCCACTTCTCGAAGGCAAGGTGCAGCAGGGCCGCATCGAAGGCATGGATCAGGTTTGGTACTGAGCCGATGGTGATCTTGCGGTTGTTGAGGGGAGCGGTGGTGGAGTCGAAGTCCGCCACGGTCACCCGGATGCGGCGGCCTAGGAGCTTGGTGTCGACCAGCTCGGTGGGGTAGACCCTCTTGTCTAGGATCACGGGGAAGCCGGAGGGGCTTGTGAAGGCTACTGGGCGGCCGGTGTCATGGGAGACCTGGTTGACAGCCTTCTGGATCCACTCCCGGGCCCGCATGGGGCCAGGAAGGACCTCCGGGATGGCCTTGTGGTAGACCGCATTCACCAGGTCAGGCAATGGGATCCCGTGGCCCTTTGGGAGGGCCTGTCGGAGGTAGTCCCGGGCTGAGCTCTGGGTGAGCCCATAGGGGAGACACATCACGACCCGTTTGGTGAGCTTGCGGGTGATCTGGTGGTGAAACTCTTCTAGCAGGTACTTCTTCGATGCTTCGGCCACGGTCTTGTAGGCGTCAGCAGGCTTGGGTGTGGGAGCCACGTTGACCAGCTCTGCAGCCCTGCGGTCTCGGGTGAGGGCCGAGAGGTGCTGAAGGCCGGAACAGGTGGCATCGAAGCCAACCAGGAGGTTGGACCAGGATCGCGTGCAGCTGATGAAGCAGGCATCAAACTCGATGCAGGCGGCCAGGAACTGCCAGGGCTCGTCGGCCCCCTGCCATGTTGAGATGGTGCCCATGGGGTCCCGGGCAACTCCGGCGATCAGGCCTCGGTTATCCTCGACCCATCGCTGTCGCTCCAGCATGGTCTCCTTTCCCAGGCCGAAGGTGGTGGCCACCTGGAAGCCCAGCCACTCCCGATCGGCCGGCCCAGAGTAGGCTGACACCAGGAGGGAGCGGGCAAAGTCGGTTCCCTGTGGGTTGAGGTGGTTGGCGAGGGGATAGACCCGACCACGGAAGTCGAAGGACCACGGGAAGAAGAAGGCCTCCTCGTCCTGGTACATCTTGGCGATGTAGATGGTCTCGGCGGTCTGGTAGTTGCGCTGGGCCAGGAGGGAGTTCTCCTCCTCGACCTCGACTCGACCCCTCTTGTAGGCCTCCTTCTCCTCTTCGGAGGCTGTCTCCCATGGATCTGGTTTGTGAGGCAGGGGCAGGGGGTCGGACTGCCGGAAGGATCCGATCGACACCCGAGCCTCCTGACACCTGAGAGCGACCTCCAGGATGGTTAGGTTGATCTGGTAGGCCACCCTTTGGAGGGTGTTCAGGAAGTTGACAGGAATCTGGAGACTTGGTGACCCCGGATTGGTGACGTGTTCAGGAGGGATATCTATGAGAGCTGGCTCAGCTAGGAGAGCTGTCTGGGAGATGGGGTCTCCCGACCCCTCACCGTTACCCAGGGGGGTCGCGGTTTCGCGCCTTCCCTCTTTAACTGGAAAGCTTCGAGACACCTTGGCATGACTGACTCCTCGGATGAGCCAGGATCGGGTTCCAGATCGCAGCTCGGAGGTCAGGTAGCCGCCCGGAGTGGCCTCCAGATCGGGCTCCCAGGGATTGGGCTCGCACAGCATGGGCCAGCAGCAGGCTGAGACCCTCTCCGCGGCCTGCAGCATGGCCTCGATGGTCTTGGTGACCAGGGGGTCAGGTCGCAGCACGGTGAGCTTATTGCGGCCACTGGCCTGCACCACTTCCGAATGGAACCAGCCGGTAGCGCAGCATAGCCTATCGAGGAGCCAAGCCCCGATCTTGACCCTATGCCCAACCGGCCAGCGGATGGCCTCGTGGGAGATGCGCCGCATGGTGGCCCGGTACTTGGCCACCCGGTATCCGTAGCCCTTGGATCGATGGATCCTGGTGTCACGGTAGGCCTCAGGCTGGGCTTGTGAGAATTGGCTCAGGAGGCACTCATCGTAGGCCCGCGAGCCGATGGCATTCACCACGCCGGCGTAGGGGG